AGTCTCTAAGTCACTCTTAATGATCTCAACAGGTATGGCCAACGTCATAGACCTGAGAGCGCCCTTAACTGCTCTGGTCATGTCAGGCATCAGCACATCTTCAAACACCGCTGATGAGGCTTGTGCTTGGATCAGATCAAGTTGAGGCATAGCCTGAGGAGATAGGTCAGTGCCAATCACCTCAAGCGATCTCTCAACGCTTGCTCTGATTTTATCAGTTGACTCAATGAAGTCATCGACCGCAAGGCCGAGGCCACCCCTCAAGATGAGGTCCATGATTTGCTCATCAGTGAAGCTCATCATAAGGGCTGGATCATTGCTAGTGGCCACCATGGTCATGAGGTCCACTAGACTTTTACGCGTCCTCTTCAGTGCGAGGGTGAAGCCACGCTCAGCTTCTACCTCTGCTCTGAGTTGATCGCGTCGAGCACGAATAAGGCTAGCCACCGGCCCACGCTCGCCCTTGACCTGCCTAGACAGATCATCAATGGCGAGCTGGTCCGCATCCTCTGAGAGATGTATGTGGCTAGCCTCAAGCATCAACTCACACTCAGGTCAAACAGTCGTTGAGGACGTAACCAAGAGAAGCATCGATGAGCTTGAAGCTGTGGACCTCCTCAGCGTAGACATAGCGCCGAGTACGATCTAATGAGTCATACTGACCCGCGATCATGCCACCAAACTCGAGGTTAAGCGCTGCCGTTGGCATGCCCTTAACATTACCGCTCTTTTGAACGATGGCATCTGAGCCGCGTAGGATACCCATGAAGATCGTCTCACGATCCCAGATGTAAGCCTCAGAGCTAGCCGCGCCAGGAACAGCGGTGTCTTGAAGCGCAGCACCTACCATGATGTTGGGGATACCGAGCACATCACGAAGCACAGAGAGAACCGCCTCATCTGCCAAGATGCGATTGCCTGAAGCGATCCCGCTAGAGCTGTCTCCAACATAGCCACGGACTTCAGGATTACGAGCAAGAGCGCGGAAGACGTCACGGCCTAAGATCATGGTGTCAGGGTTGATCCCATGAGCATTTGAGTAAACGGTATCTTTGAGGCTGTGCAAGGTGGTGAGAGGCTCAGCGCCAACAGCGTCAAACTTAGTAGCAGGTGCTGAGGTGTAGCCTGCAAAGAGCGAGGTGCTGAAGAGGAGATCAGCAGCGCGCTTCTCTTTAGCGAGCTTCATCACTCGAGCGACCTTCTTTGCGATGCGCGCCTCTTCGCTCCCTGGATACTGAGAGTCGAAGATATCCTCCATCGCGATGGAGTCTTGAGCCGCGTAGATCTTCGCCTTGAAGGTGGTTGAGCTTCGGTCGAATCCACCGATGTTGGTGCGTGAGCTCCCCGGTGCGCGCTCGAGGTCAAGACCCGCGCCAGCGCCCATGAAGTTTCGAGTCTCCTCAAGCAAGATGGTGCCTGATCGCTCAGGAACCTTGATGCTCTCAAAGACTTTATCAGCGATGAGCTGGTCATCACTTGGGACAGCCTCAACGACGAGGTTGGATAGGATTTGGTCGACTGGATGCAGATTACTGTATGAACTAGCCATTAGTCAGCTCCTTAAGATGCAGTTAGAGCAACAGGGCCGGTAAAGACAACAGTGATTTGATCACCTGCTGAAGCGCCTGTTTGGTTAATGTTGGGGATCATGCGAGCTACAGCATAGTTGCCTGCACCCTCATCAAATGCGACGAGATGCCCTGAGGCGTCGGACATGAGAAGATTCATGGTAGCTGGTGCAATAGCGCCGCCTGCAATAGCGCGAGACTTGCCGAGTACAACGACCTCAACAGAGTCACCTGCTGAGCATGCACGCTGAGCGATCCCAACACAGTTAGTCTCATCTTCTGAGGCTGTGACTTGGATCTTTCCAGTTGACAAAACAGAGACAAGAGCAAACTCAGTGATCGCTGAGTTAGCCACGAATGATACGATGTTGTCAGTAGTAGCCATGATTAAACTCCAAAGGCCTTATTATAGTAGTCGGGATTCTCAGCGCGGAAGAGGTCAAGCGCTTCGCTATATGTGACGCCCTTCTCTTGCTTGAGCTTAAGAACAGCCTCATTAAGAGTCTGCTGTGAGATCTCAGCGCCGCTTGCACCATGCCCCACCTCAGTGAGAGGGACAGCGGAAGAGGCTGAGCGCTCGTTGAACATCTGCCAAAACTCAGGTGATGAGTCTTTGAGATCCCACGCCTTGCCAGCTACTGCTTGCTCAGCAGGTGAGATCTTGCCCTCTGAGAGTAGAGCGCTAACAGCCTGATCACGTTTGATAGCGTCACGCTCAGCGGTGAGCTCTGCTACGCTCTCTCGGAGAAGCTGAAGCTCTGAGAGGAGGCTTACATCAGCGGTGAGTGACTCACTCATCTTGTTGTATTCCTTCTTCTCTTCAGACTCGGCCATCTTCTCGGCCTCATCCTCTTTAGGCTTCTCTTCTGCCAACTCAACCTCTTCTTCTGATTCGGTCTTCATGTTGGCTTCAGCGTCTGCCTTCATTTCTTTGATCATCTCTTCAAGCTCCTTGACCATCTCGTCCTTGGCGACAAGAGCAGCTTTGAGCTCATCAGGTGACATAGACTCAATATCCATGTGTAGCCTTTCATTGAGTGTTACTCGGCTTATCTTGTCGTGAGACTGTGCAGGCCGAGGGGTGAGTGTGATAGCAAGGAGTTGAGCCGATCCGACTTTCTCTCCTCCACTACGGTCGTAAACATCGCCGGTAATGAATTCAGGCGAAGACCACAAGACGCCGCCCGCCTCCCTGACCACGTTTAAGCCGCGCTCGTTGTAGGCAGGGACAGCGTAAAGGCCATCCTCTCTGAGTTCTAAGTCAACGATTAAGCCAAGCGCGTTCCCGCTCTCCGGTGGAGCAGGAGGCCCACCGTTAAAGGGTGAGGTAGCATGCTGCCAATCGATGATGACTGGATCTGCATCCTTGCGCTCTTGATAGACTCTCAGCATCTCGCCGAGCATCTCTAGGTCGATCTCTTTGCCAATAGCCTCACCGCTCATCCGAGAGGAGACTTGGCCGAGTGAGAGAGTCTTGAAGGGTCGACCGATGGTGAGCCCATCGGGGACATTGTAAGATGGCGCCTCTGAGAGCTGAATGGCCTCACCATAAGCTCTGAGCGCTTGTGTCTTCTTGTCTGCTGAGTCCATCTGCTTAACTACCTTTCGAGCCCAAGCATAACCGGCATCACCTCCCCAACCCTGCCACGCCTGCCAGCCCTTGCCCTGCTGATCCCATGTTGATCCCTGCTTGTCGACCTCATGACGAAAGAAGTAAGCGAGCATCCTCTTGACTGTCTCAGGAGATAGCTGCTTACCCGCGCTGAGGTCACGAGCGCGCGCGATGCCAACGGGAGTCATCCCACGCTGAGAGGAGGGCTTGTCAGCTCTCACTTCAAGCGCTCGCTTGGCGGCGTCTCGGGCTCCTTTGGGTGGGGTGAAGTCGATGTGAGAGTATTTGTCAGGAATAGCTAACAGCTCAGCCTGAGTCTCTGCCTCTCTGCGCTGAGGGTGGCCCTTGGGCAAAAGATCAAGGTCACCTGTATATGCCTTCTTGCGCTGACCTGTGGCGACCAGCTTTAAGAAGGTGCGCACTCGAGCGAGAGCCCATTGATTGCGAGTCATCCCTGGTCGATGGCTCACCGAGAAAGCACCCGCGCCACGTCTAAAGACTGCTTTGAGTGTGCCGAGGTCTACACGACGAGCAGGTTTAGTGAAGCGCTTGTTGTGATCATCTCGCATCTTCTCAAGAGCTTTGGTGGCTTGCTCGCCTATCTCGATACCACCACGAGCGCCACTCGCTGAGCCCTCAGGATTCTTGGCGCTTCCCGTCTTGCGGTCGCTCGGTGGAGCTGGTGTCTGCGCTTGGGTGCGCTTCTTAATCTTAACCATCTCGGCGTCTCCTGATGAGCTGCTCAGCGAGCGCTGAGACTGAGCCACCACCACCCACAGCAGAGACTCTTGAGATTGGTGAGCGCTCAGCTTCATCAGGTAATACACCCGCGCCGAGTCTCTCTCTGATTGCTCGCTCGAGCTCATCATCAGGAGTGAGTAGCCCTGCTTGGACTAGACCTGGCAACATGCCGAGTGACTCAGCCAGGTCATCAGTATCGAGGCCGGTATGGGTGAGGCGAGGTAGCTTAGAAGGATCAACAGCGCCATAGTTCCAGCGGATGAGGCGTCCTATAGTTCCAGCGCCTCTTCGATCTATCCCGCTTACAGCTGAAGCGACTAGATCACAAAGGTTGATGGCAGCTCGTCTGAAGACAGAGAGATGAATCTCACCAACTGAGCGCGCTCCTGTCTCGGTGTTCCCGAGGTCGGCAAACTGAGTGAGGAAGGCGGCCGCTATCTGAGAATCACATTTGGTTATGATATTGATGGGGCCATCAGCGTAGAGATTAGGAGTGGCTGCGTAGGTATCGAACTTAACAGCGGCGTTCTCTACTAGATAGCTCTGCTCAGCTGAGATGAAAGCTCTTGCTTGAGCTTCTGCATCATCAATCATAGCGTCGATGTCACCATCAGATAAACCGAGCGCTTCAGCCTGAGAGCGGTCGACCACAACCTTTGGAGATGGGACGGCCCATCTATCGAGGCCAACGCACATCAGGTTAGCCACTCTCTGTTTAGTACGCCACCACCACCACACTGGACGAAGCATCCCGACGCCCTCAAAGTTTGAACCGGTCTTGTTGAGGGTGAGTAGTAAGAGCTTGTTGGCAGGGATGGGCTCAGGAGTGTA